GGCTATACTATAGCTACCCAGAGTAATACTGACCGCGCTCTTGCCGTAGAAATCGGTTGGCATGACGATAGCGCCAGACGCGACACCCGCCAACGTGCGGACGTCGGTGTCGTTCAGTGAAACCGTGGCGGTAGCGGATTTACCCAACTCAAGGTTGATGGACTGCCCCGCAGTGCTGCCACCCAAACTGATTGGGCCTGAAGAGTTGAGCGTCATTACTTAGCTCCCCGTAGCTCGTCCAGTTCCGCCTTTAACTCTTTGATGGCCGCGAATGCCACGGCGACCAGCCTCTCGTAGTCAACGGCCAGTGTCCCGTCTGGGCGCTTGCGGACAGCAAGTGGGAACATTGCCTCCACGTCCTGCGCGATGACACCGAAGTCGGACTTCTTTACGAAGTATTCGTCCTCGCCGCCATGCTCTGCGATGTAGGCGTCGGTCCAGTCAAACGTCTTGCCGCCGACTGTCGTCACGATGTCGAGGGCGTTCTCAATCGGACGCACGTTCTCTTTCAGGCGCGCATCAGACGAATAGAACGCCGTGACGTTGTTCGTCGCACGGATCTCACCGGTAGTGCCTGAACCAGCGGTGCCAACGCCGAGGCTGTTGACCTGATAGTTGTTGCTTGTGTTCAGCGCGTTTGCGGTGGTCGCCGTCGTAGCGGTTGTCGCCGAGGTGGCTGACGTTGCGCTCGTGGCCGACGTAGCTGTCGCCGCGTTGCCACTGATGTTGATGCCCCACGTACCGCTTGCGCCAGAACCGCTGCGCGAAGGTACGTCGAGTGCCGTCTGCGCAGCGCCTGCGGTGCTCGATCCGGTGCCGCCGTTAACAACGGCGACGGTGCCGGTAAGCTTAGAGGCCGCCAGCGACGCAATGAAAGACGGGTCAGAATAGCTGGCCGTTGTCACAACGCCGTTGGGTACACTCGCGGCTGTGCCAGTGACGCTGATGCCCCACGTACCGCTTGCGCCCGAACCCGTATTGGAAGGCACATTAAGCGCGGATTGCGCGGTGGCTTGCGTAGTTCCGCCAGTACCGCCGTTGGCAACAGCCAGCGTGCCGCCAAGCGTCAGCGTGCCCGAGGTGGTGATTGGCCCGCCCGTAAGAGTGAGGCCGGTCGTGCCACCAGAGCCACTGACACTCGTCACGGTACCCGCGCTGCCGGTGGCGGAGATGGTAATCGAGCCGCTCCCATTGGAGATGCTGATGCCCGATCCTGCCGTCAGGGTCGCCTTCGCGAGTGTGTTGCCGGTGCTGTTACCGATGAGCAGTTGCCCATTAGTGTACGTCGTCTGGCCTGTACCACCATTGGCAACGGCGACAGTGCCTGTGACGTTGGCCGCGTTGCCACTAATGTCGCCAGATATCTTCGAGCCAGCGAGTGACACTATAAAGGCTGGGTTGGAGTAGGAGCCCGTCGTCACGACGCCGTTCGTCGCCGTCGCTGCGTTGCCGGTGACGTTAATAGACCAAGTGCCAGTGGCGTCACCGCCACTGCGTGTTGGCACATCAAGGGCGGTGCGTGCGAGGGCTGCCGTAGTCGCGCCAGTACCGCCGTTGCCGATAGCAACCGTGCCAGTGACGTTGGCGGCGTTGCCGCCTATGTTGCCCGTAATCTTTGAACCCGCGAGCGATGTAATGAAGGCGGGGTCTGCGTACGAGGTTGTCGTAACAACGCCGTTGGTGGCTGTGGCGGCGTTGCCTGTGACGTTAATACCCCACGTTCCGCTTGCGCCAGATCCAGTGCTTGAGGCAACGTCGAGTGCAGAGCGTGCGCCAGACGCAGTAGTGGACCCTGTACCGCCATTGGCAATGGCTAAAGTACCTGCGAAGGTAATCGTGCCCGCGCCAGTGATAGGTCCACCAGAAGTGGTCAAGCCTGTCGTGCCGCCGCTGACGTCCACTGACGTTACGGAGCCGCCGCCAGCGGTGGACGATATGGTGATGCCGCCCGCGCTGTTCGTGACAACGATACCAGAACCCGCACTGAGGGTTGAGAGGTTGTAGCCAGTGCCGTTGCCAATCAGAAGCTGGCCGTTTGTGGGCGCGGCCGTGGAGCCGGTGCCGCCCTGTCCTACGCTGATTGCAGTAGTCAAGCCAGTGAGCGAGGTGATGTCAGAGTTCGCGCCAGAGCCCGCCGCGCTTAGGTTAAGTCTCGCGCCGGAGGCACTGGTCGCGCCAGTGCCCCCAGACGCTATCGCGAGCGTACCCGCGAGTGTCAGTGTGCCGGAGGTGGTGATGGGCGAACCGGTAAAAGATAGACCGGTTGTACCGCCCGACGCGGCCACTGACGTAACTGTACCAGCGCCAGCGGTAGACGTGATGGTAATGCCACCGGCACTGTTCGTGATGCTTATGCCCGACCCAGCCGTCAGGGTCGCCTTCGTGAGCGTGTTGCCTGTGCTGTTACCGATGAGCAACTGCCCGTCGGTGTACGTGGTCTGGCCTGTGCCGCCGTTGGCGACAGGGAGCGCGGTGCCCGACAGTGAGATTGCCAGCGTGCCCGATGTCGTGATTGGCGAGCCCGTTACGGACAGGAACGACGGCACGGTCGCCGCAACGCTGGTTACCGAGCCTGAACCCGTACCGACGCCAACGCCGTTGATAAAGAGACCCGTGGCGTTGATGGTGCCCGCGCCTTGCGCTCCGGCGGTAGGCGCGCCGATCTGGATGCCTGCCGCGTTGGTCAGCGCAGTGATGTCGGCGTTTGAGCCGCTTGCCGCCGCGCCGAGGTTCGTGCGCGCGCCGCCAGCGGTCGTGGAGCCGGTGCCGCCTTGCGCGACGGTCAGGGCCGTTGTGAGGCCCGTCAGTGACGTGATGTCGCTGTTCGCGCCTGCGGCGGCCGCCGAGATGGTGGACCGCGCACTTGCGGCAGAGGCCGCCGTGAAGAGCGCAGCGCCGATGCCCGTCGCGCCCAAGTTGGTGCGCGCCGAGGTGGCGTTGTTCGCGCCGGTGCCGCCCTGCAGTACAGGCAAGATACCTGCGAATGGTGCGGATGTGGTCGCCGAGATGATGTCCGTGCCGTCGCAGTACAGGATGGCCGTCTCACCCTGAGTGACCAAAGTAGCTGCGCCGCTGGCGGTTTTGATGCCGAGCGTAAACGCGCCAGTCGTGGAGTTGTTGACCCAGTACTGTTGGACCGTTGCGGGCACAACGATGTTGGCGTTAGACGTCAGCGTGCCTGTGAACTTGTACGCAATACGGTTCAGCTCAGAGCCCGCGAGCGTGTACGTGCCGCCAGTGACGGCGATAGTCGTGTAGTCGAAGGCGAAGACCGCCTGCTGGCCGAGGCCGATGGTGTACCACTGGATGCCGTCGCTTACGACCACGGCGCTGTCGCCCGGCTGTAGGCGGAGTGTGGCTCCCGCGTTGATAAGCTCAGAGCCCGACGGATCGATAGTCAGGTCGCCCTGTCCGCCGTTGCGGACTTGCACGAACCAGCCGTCGCCAGCGCCGACAGCGGTAGGCAAGTTCAACGTGCCGAGGCCGCCGTTCCAGACAAAGACCTTCGCGCGGTCAGGAGCCGTGAGGCCGTAGGGTGTGATGGAGAAGTCAACGACCTCGTAATTTTGTGCAAGTTCCGAACCGTCTGCGACAAGACCGGCACCCGCCAACGCAGCAGCCTGAGCTTGCGCCACGGCAGCGCCGTAGCGGAACGTGCGCCAAATGCCACCGATGGTGGTGTTGTTGATGAGATACGCCTGCCACTGCTCACCTGCGCCGATGCTCAGGATTGCGTTACCGGCGGCGTTGTTGACGGTGATTGTGTCTGGGCCGAGGTTGTTGAACAGGATTGTCTGCCCGACGCTGACGGCCGTCGCGTCAGGAAGCGTGACGGTGAACGGACCTGTTGGCGTAATGTCGATGATGCGCGCGACGACGCTGTCGCCCTCACCCGCCCCTACGGGCCAACTAAGCTCGATGTCGGCGTTGAGCGCCAATGAAAGGTAGGAGACGTCTGCGGGGTATATCGTCGTACCGCCAAATACCTGTGTAAATGAGCCGGACATTTATTAAGCCTCCTTGCGCACGGCGGAACGGTCTAGGATCTTGGCGATATCTTCGCCGTTCAACATAGCCGCCGCACGGTCATACATATTCTGCCATACAGGGATGCGCTCGTCGTTCTTCAGGAATGGCGTCGCCTCTAGGAGGGTGGCGTACAGAAGGATTTCGGGCGCGTTTTCGGTGAGCCAGTTTGTCTGCGCCTCCTCGTCGAGGAGCGGCGGTAACTGGTAGTACAGGATTTCGATGGGGTAATCGGCGTCGGGCGTGGGTGCGACAAGCCAATGATTATAGTCATAGTCGCTGTAGAATATCGGCTGTCCGGTTTCGGTGGCGTCGGGCCAATAGCTGCGCAAATAATCGTAGCTGCGCGTGAGCAACGCCGTGCGGCTGTTGTTGTTTGCGCCGGTGCCGATAAACATCGACACGGTGTCGCGCCACCGGTCGGGCTTATCAACCACAGGATTGTCGGCAAGGAGCTGCGCCGTAACCACGTTGATGAAGCCTTGGATCTTCAGCTCGCGGGCGATGCGACGCTCGGCGAGGTTGATAAGGCGCGGGATTTGCTCGAAAACGATTGGGTCGGAGGCAAGCGTATCCCCACGCTCAAGGTAGCGCTGCACGTCCTGCTTTAGAGATGTAAACGTCATCGCAGTGGCCATAATACGCCCCTATAACAGATTTAAGTTAGAATAACAGCCTCCGCCGCGCCCGTCGCGGCGAATTTATTGTTTAACCACCAAGATACTGTGCACCGGCAGCGGCGATAGTAGCGACGACCGCTAACCCGCCTGCAAGCTTGGCTTTCCAGCCGAGGGTAGGCTTCTCCGCGCCCTCCATCGGAATGATTTTGCCTACAGCCTTCTTGAGAATGGCCTTCTCGGCTTCCTTCTGGATAAGTTTCTTCAAATTAAGCATTGTCGTTCTCCTTATAACCAAGAAGCATATTTCTTGGTCTTCAGTTTGCGGTCATCGAGGCCGTGTGTGCCCCCGTTAATCCGCTTCGTCAGTGCGAGGATTGCGGCGTCGTTAATGCCCTGATCGCAGATGCCCCAGAGCTTGTTTGCGTCAAAGAACCACAACGCGCTTTCGAAGCCGAGTTCATTTGCGACGATGTCTGGGTTGTCTAACACCTCCTGTTCGCGCCCGATGTACTTGCCGAATGCGCGGTAGTTGTTCTTCCCGGTGAGTTGGAGCGGACCCCTGCCCCGGTATTTCCAGCCCTCGCCTGACGC